TTGCCTTGAATCGAAAAAAAAGTTGTATGAGGGGGCTTTACTTCTTCGGAGGCCCCCACTATACTTTCTTCACGTTCAACAAGAACGGCAACCTCAGAAATGGAGAACATCATGACCCGCACCGCTTCCTTCTACACCGACCGCGCCACCGCCCGCTTCGAGGCCGGTTTCACCTCCAAGGCCGCTCAACAAGAAGCCCTCCGCGACCTCAACAGCGCCTTCGAGCTGCTGAAGCGCGACATCACCGGCCTGGTCCTGGACATCGACCGGGACGCCCGCACCGCGGATCATGATGACGTGTACTGGAACCTGGCCGACTACCCGCACAACTGGAAGGCCAAGCACTCCGCCCTCGCCCTTCGCGTGTTCCCGCAGACCGCCGCGACCGTCGCCCAGATCGAAGCCCTGGTGGAGTTCCGCGCCGCTGTCAAGGCCGCTCCGGTGGTGAAGATCGAACGCGCCAGCGACACCGCCAAGATCGAAGCCGTGACCAAGTCCATCCGCGACCTGATGGAGCTGCGCCAGGAGCAGTACAACAACGCCCTCCGCCTCCACGACATCTTCGGCGGGCTCCCGGTCCACGCCAACGTCCACTACGTGACCAACCAGCACGGCACCACCTTCCTCCGGGCCTTCTACTACCTGAACGGCACCCTGACCCCGCTGTCTATCATCATCGCCGCAGCTGAGGCGAAGGCCCGGGAAGCCGAAGGCAAGTGAGACGAAGCGGGAGGGCTCCGGCCCTCCCCGAACCCCAGAAAAGGAGCCCCGCGATGCGCCCCAACCTCCTCGAAGCCCTCCGCAGCATGTCGGAGGCTGAATTGTACGCCGCCCTGTACCAGGACCCCCTCACCGGGGTCCTGAACCGCCGGGCCTTCACCGGAGCCCTCGGGGAGGCCCGGGCCGTCGCCCTCGTTGATCTGGACTCGCTGAAGTGGATCAACGACAACTGTGGCCACCGCGCCGGTGATCAAGCCCTCCAGGTCCTGGCGGACGCCCTCGCGCGATCCTTCGGAGCTGACTGGGTGTTCCGCGTGTCGGGCGATGAGTTCGCGGTGATGGGTGATAGCCCTGAACGTCTCGCCCATGGGCTCGCGGTCCTCCGCGCGACAATCCCGGGCTTCAGCTTCGGGACCGGGACCGACATGGCGGAGGCGGACGGCGAACTGATCCACGACAAGGCGAGGCGGGAGCGGTCCGGCCTTCGTGCCGCGCGAGGACTCCGACCCACGTGGGTCGATTGATCGACCTCCGGGGCTTTACTTCTTCGGAGGCCCCCACTATACTTCTTTCAGGTCGGGACGGTCCCGACCACATTCAGAAATGGAGAACACGACATGAGCAAGATCACCGCCACCCGCATCGACAACGACGAGCAGCGCCTCGAAATCCTCCCGACCTTCTTTGGCGCGGACTTCCTCCGGGTCGAAATGGCCCTGTACAGCCACCTCCAGAAGATGTGCGAGGAGTACAACGGCGCGTACTGGTACATGTACAAGCTGTCCAACGGCGCGATGTACCTGGCCCCGGCGATTGAGAACCGGAAGCTGCGACTGACCGTGGACACCAACGGCTACTCGGGCGAGGTCAGCGGAGACGCCGCGGGCCTGATCACCTGCCTGTTCGTGTTCAACGCCCTCTGCTGGAAGTACCCCCAGCGCGAGGACTTCGTGGACCTGTTCTACAAGCTGCGTGACTTCGCCTTCGACCACCCGGAGGCTGAGGAAATCATCGCCGCCATCGACTGATACACCAACCCGGGGCGGAGCCGATCCGCCCCGAACTTCCCAGAAAAGGAGTCAATCATGACCAAATCCGCCAACACCGCCAAGGCCGTCCTCCTGGAGGAGACCATCAACCAAGGTCGCCAGGACGTGACCGCCCGCCGCGTCCTGTCCCTGGGCGACTTCAAGGTGCGCCTCACGATCAAGTCCGACAGCTACAAGTTCCAGTCCTTCGCCCGGGCGGAAGTCTGGAACCCGGCGACCCTGAGCTGGAACCAGGTCCACTCCATCCACTATGCTGAAATGGCGACCCCGGAGGGCCTGTGCTACCACCCGAACAAGTCCGGCCTGAAGATCACCCACTTCACCCGCGACTTCGACCGCCTGCTGACGATGGTCAAGCAGATCATCCTGTAACCTTGTAGAAAAGGAGCCCGCCATGGCCAACATGAGCTACTGCCGTTGGGAGAACACCCTCAACGACCTCCGCGACTGCGCGGAACACGTGAACGACCCCCTGGGCGGGTCGGAAGCCCGCGCCCGGGCGTCCCTCCTCGAACTCGCCGCGGACATGTTGGAGGAGGTCGGGGTGACCATCGACCGCCGCGAGCTGGACGAAGCCCTGAGCAACGCCCCGGGAGGTGAAGGATGAGCGGACGCTACAAGGTCCTGGTCGGGTCCCAATCCGGCCACTGCTGCTTCGACTACACCGTGGTGGACACCCTCAAGCCCCACCCCGTGTATGCTTCGCAAGGTCTGTTCGGTGCGATCTGCGAGACGTTCAGCGAGGAGGAAGCCCACGCGGTCGCCCGCGCCCTGAACGCCGCGACCACGAACCAGGCGACCCTCGCCCGGGCCGCTCGCCTGTTCGAGGAGGCCCTGCCGAAGTTCAACTGGGGCGCGAGCGCCCTGGACGCCAACGCGATCCAGCTGCTCAACGAGGTCCCGGGCGAAGTCCGCGCGGCCCTGAAGGCTTGCACCCTGTGCGGAGGGGAAGGCCACACGGCCCCGAACTGCCCCTGGGCGAAGGAGGGCGGAGCATGAACACGCCCAACACCCCGCCCGACCGCCGCGTGCGGTCCATGACCTCCTCCGTGGGCACGACCCGCGACGGCTACCTGGTCCGCCAAGTGGTTGTCGAGTGCGAGGACGGCACGCTGTGGCGACTCTGCGACAACGAAGCCGGGACTGATCACTGGGTCCGGCTCCCGGCGATCCCGGGGAGGTGAACTATGTCACTGGCTGAGTTCGAGGACCGCGTGGCGGGCATCCCCTGCCTCATCGTGGTCACCTACTGGGAGCCCTACGTGCCCGCCCAAATCAGCGGCCCGCCTGAATACTGCTACCCGGCGGAAGGCGGGTGCGGTGAATGGGAGGTCCGCGACCGCCGCGGACGCCCCGCGCCCTGGCTGGAGCGGAAGCTGACGGAGGCGGAGCGCGAACGCATCGACCAAGCCGTGTTCGACCACATGGAGGACCGGCGATGACCTGCGTGCGCATCCCGGGCGGCATCGTCTGCCTGTCGCCCTTCTTCCGGCTCCGCCTCGCGGACGGCTCCTGCGTGTTCATGGAGTGGCACAACTACTGCGGGCCAACCTTCTTCCGCGACCGGGCGGCACGCCGCATGATTGACGAGTGGTGGGACAACCCCGCGATCTGCGCCGCCCTGGACTGGTTCATTCAACGAGGGAAGCGGGCCTGACCGCCCCTCACGATCAATGCCCCGCCGGGCGGCAATGGTGCCGAACTTACCTCACGAGGCTCAAGGCTGCGGGAAAACCGGCGGGGCTCCCTCCTCCCACACCATACCGCGCACGACCTCCGAATGGTCCGTGGGCCTTCTCCACTTCGACCGGGTGCGCTTGGGATAGAAATGTGCGCTTGGGTTCAGCTCCGAAAAAGTAAGAAGCCAGGCGTGGCGGGAAGTCAAGCCCGTCTGGGGTTCCCGCACCTTGCGCTTAGGTTACTTGGGATTCTTACCTGAAATAAATTCGCCCGACAAATCGACCCGGCGGACCGGCCCAAGAGAATCCTTGTTGAGGGTTCCGGCTGTCCGAAGGGCTCCCGGGGGGTTAAGGTAAGTAAGTTAAGTAAGTTAAGTATCTATCTATCTATCTATCTATAAAGGGCTGTTTTATATGGCCTTTTTGCCCGCTTGACTTTTTACTTTTTCGGACGTGGAAGTGAAGCGCGACCCCTCGAACCTAAGCGGAGGACGCCGCGTGCCTGCTTGGGCAATCCGCTCCAGCATACACCTGGGCTCACCGACTCCCGCGGGCGCGACCCTCGCCCTTGGCTAATGTACAACCTCACGCTATACTCGCGGCAAGGATGTCCTTGGGCGTGAGGCCGGGGACGGATCGCCGCGTGATGCGCGATTGACGAACAGTACACTGAGAGGGGAGCGTGATGCGCCCGATTGAAAAACTTCAGCGGAAGCCGATGGTGCCCTTCACCTCGGACCGCAAGCAGCAGTTCCTGGACCTGTTCCGGTCGCACCCGGACTTGAAGGGGTGCCGGGGCCTTTGCGCGGAGGCGGTGGGCGTCTCCATAACCACTTTGTATGATCATCTGAAGCGTGACCCGGAGTTTGCCGAAGCCTTCGAGGACGCGCTGCAAGCCTTCATTGACGAGAACATGTTTGCCCCGGCCCTGAAGCGGGCGCGGGACGGCGTGGAGCGCCCGATCATCGGCGGGAAGTTCAAGGATGAGATCATCACCTATGAGAAGGTGTACAGCGATGCGATGATGCTGGCTATGCTCCGCGCCCACAAGCCGGAGTTCAAGGACAAGGACGGGTCGGGCATGAGCCAGAGCGGATCGGGCGGGGGCGTGCTGATCGTCCCGGGGGCTCCGGCCACGATCAACGAGTGGCAGAACCAGTTTGGGGACCTCGCCCGCGGGACCGTGGGCCGTCCGACCGGGGAGGGCAGCTGATGTTCGCCCAGACCGAAGTGAGCAAGGCGGTCGCCATCGCCGCCCGCCCGGACTACCCGATTGAGTGGCGCGAGGCGGAGCCCGGCGAGCTGCGGGGCTACTACGTGGACCCGGAGACGGGGAAGGAGACGGAGGCGACCTGGTGCCCGCAGTACGGGTCGCAGCTGG